CACCGCCTTGGCCTTTCATGCTTACCCGCTCCCCTGCCATGGCGGTAATGATCTGCTCAGTGCCAACCATGCCCCCAACCATGCCGCCAGTGTGGTGCTTTTTGGGGCCTACGCCCCGACCGCCTTTCTGCATGCCGAATGAGCCACCAGAGTTAATACCTAATAGTTTCTTAGACCACTCGATAGCATCTGCAATCCAATTGATCAGACCTGCGACTCTGTCGATTATCCAACCAATAGTGTCCCCAATACCGCCAAAGACAGCACCGAAGATGCGACCGATAGTTTTGATCGCGTCCAAGATCCCGGTCCTTTGTAGCAAAGCAATGAAACCATTCCATAGCTTAGTGATCCAACCGACCACCCAACTAATGGAATCTTGAATGGCTTTCCATGCTCCAATAAAGAAGTCGCGGAAGCCGGCACTCTTTTCCCAAAGAATGATGAAGGCGGCAACCAATCCCGCAACCAGCCCTATAAGCAGCACTATCGGGTTTGCCGCCATGGCAGCGTTGACTAGCCAGATAGCAGCAGCAACAGCGGCAAATGCAATAACAATAGTTTGGTGTTCATCTGCCCAAGCAAGGAACTTACTCAGCTCACCTAAAACGGCCATGAGAATAGGCATCATTTCGGTGCCTAACTTCTCTTGGAAGTTACCCCACTGAACAGCCATCTTGTCAGCACCGGTCGCCGTGGCTTCCGCCGTGCCGCCAACTTGTTTCTCAACCTCTTCTAGCAACATACGCTGGGCACCCAGCAGATCGCCAGTGGTGACCATGTCCGTAATTTGCTTCTTCTGAGCTTCGGAGAATGTGACCCCCGCCTTGCCCAGGGCTGTCATGCCCTTGATTGGATCGTTGAGAGCCTTACCGAGCATCTTAGCTCCGGCGTCAGCAGGACCGAAACCCTTCGCTGCGAGGTCTTGTGCGGCCCACACTGCCCGATCAAAGACATTGTTCATTGCGCCAACCTCATTCTTGACATTACCGAATGTCAAAAGCAAGTTGGCAGACGACTGAATTAGCTCATCATCAACACCGATCTTGTTTGAAATAGATTCAGAGAGAGCCCCGATAGCGTCCGCGGAGGTCCAAGCGGCGGCACCCATTGTCTTGATACCCTGAGCAGTTGACGCAGCTACTTGCTGACCTTCCTTGGCTTCAGAGAACATATTGTGCAGCAACGCACCAATACCGGCGGCCGCGATTACTCCGGCTGCGCCTTTGAACGAATCCCCCATACCCCTAGTGGTTTTCTTCGTTTTATCATCCACATCGTTGAGAGAGTTTTTGACCTTGTTATTTTCGCTAATTAATCGGTCGCCATCTCCCACGTATTCAAGGGTGACTCTATTTGCCATTATTCAACCTCCAATCCAGCGGCGGACACAACATCGTCCAGCTCCTCAGTCATAATTTCCACAATGCCCATAACCGCCTTCTCCGAAGCGGGAAACAGGTACCGCCCTTCTGGAACACTCTCGCGCACTATATGTCCTGCTAAGCCTCCAAACTCAAGCCAGCCATAGTAATCAATTCCGTCGCCACCTTCAGCTACTGCTGTCGTCGCTAGGGCAATCACTTTTAAAGATTCAGAGGCCCGCCCGGTCAACACTGGAACCTCCGGGCGGGCCTCCTCGACTGTCAATTCTGCGGCTGCTTTAGTGGATTTGCCGGCCAAGGTGGATGTGACCTGGTCGGAAACTTGTTCAATTTTAGCCACAAACTTGTCCATACCGTGGATAACAATTCCAATATCAGCCATTATATTCCTGCCTTTTGCTTAGCTAGCTCTTGCTCCTGAGCTCTCCGTCCCCAATAGACGCTCCAATAAAGGTATTCCTTATTGGTCATCAACTTGCGCATCTCGCCGACTGTCTTATGCAGCTTGGCTGCTAGAGAGAATTCGAATTCAAGATCATTGTCGCTACTCTCGAAAGTCGGCATAGGCGTCGTTTGTTGACTGCCTCACCTCTTTCTCATTCGCCCCTACTCCAGACAGCCGCATAATGGTTTTGGTGATCCGTTGGAATTCACCCACAGCGGCCGCCTTCGCATATTCTTTGACTTCGTTGATGTCTAACGGTGGATCAACCAGTCCATAATGGACAGCCATAAGCTCCGCATCGCGGGACGCTGTAGCCGTGCGCTTTTCATCGCTGTTGCTGCCCCTAGAAGAGTAGGCATTAACCTGATGTAGCTCATCGCGAGTCAAAGCTCGCACTCGCACAGACCCTTTGCCGTCTAACTCCACATCCTCTTCGGGAACAACCGACTTGAAAAGTGTGTCCTTATCAATAGCCATTTCTTTCTCTCTCTCTCTTTCTCTCTCTACCCGCCACTACTTACGGTTACGGCTGATCGGTCTCAGTTAATGCACCAGTCATTTGCAACTCTGCCGTCCAGGTGGCATTGTCACCAACCGGGGATGACTCATTGAATGTCTTAATGAATACACTCACCGACGTCTGAGCTTTTCCAGAACCAGTCCCTTCTAGCCGATAAATAAATGGAACAGCCGTCGCTGCTGCCTTTAGAGGCTTGAGCACATCGCGGGGGTTGTTGACTCCATCGTTTTGAATACCGCCGATGGTGAACGTGCCATCGCCAATACCCGCTTGGTAGGAGTCACGAGTTGAGCCGTAGCATGTGGTCTTGTGCAAGGCGGTCTCGTCCGCCATTGTGCAACTGTTTGTGTATTGTGAGATATCAATCGCATTGATGATAGTGACCGTGTCTTTACCATGCCTAGATGCCATTGCTCTACCCCTTATGCGCTAGCGCCGATAATAACGATGTCATACACGACTGCTGTGCCAGCGCCGCTGTTAGCGATTTTGAGGAGGTCTGTGGCCCCGGCAGCACAAACATAACCCGTGGCGTCTGCGGCACCAGCAGCCATGCAAAAGAATGCACCAGGGCGTAACGTGACGGTTCCCGTGGTGCCTAGGAGTGCAGCCCATTGAGTGCCTGCTGCTGCGCCGACAATCACATTGTTTGTATTCCCAGCAGCGGCCGAAATGAGTAAGAGCTTGATACGAGCTGGAATGTTCCGCCTAGCTGATCGACCAAAGTACCAACCAGGTCAAGATCTTCCGACGATGAAAGCGCGACCGACCGGGTGTCCGAGAACATCCGATCCGCCTGGCCCACAGCAAAACCCGAAGTCAACTGCACACGCTTCGGGTAATCTAGTGGAGCGCTAGGCGTCACGAGATCCGCCGTGCCTGTCAGCGAAGCAACTAATCGTAATGAAAGGTCCGTAGTGAGTGCCATGTCTAACCCTCTCCAATCACAGCAACTGTGAATGCGATGCCCAGGTATTTAATTGAGTTGTATGTGTAGAATCTAAATGCTCCATTTTGGACAGTGACTGAGCTGCAAGCATTATAGTTACCGCGTTCTAAAACTTCCTTAATGCTCTTGGGCCCTTTGCCGTCCGCATAGGGAGTGATCATGTCTCGCCGTTTTCGGTCGCTGGTCGCAGCGACTAAAACAATTACCATCAAAGTCAGACTGTCGGTGCCTCGTTCATAAGCACGTTGATAATTCAATAAAGTCGGTAAGCTAACAATCGCAGCGGGAACCTGGATCTCATCTGCGTCGTAGCCTTTGACTCTAAGCCCTTCTATGGTGTCCAGCGTGTCCGCAATTTCATCCATCACAGCACCCAGGATCATGGTGTCCACCCGAGTTTAATTAGGTCATTGGTGGCTAGCATTTCCAAGATGTCGGGATCAACCGCTTTGTGTGTCGGTACCTCGGAATTGTTTTGCTGAGCACCAGCTACACCAAACGGCGCGGTCCGACGTTTGTTATATCTATGTGCCTGTAAATAGGTGGCCCGAACAACCACGTCTGGGAATGCCGACCACCCCCACCGACACGTCACCTTTGCGGAATCGGGCCACACGTACGGTTGAACTGTTGAGCTGGTTTTGATTGAAAGTTGTGTGTAGGGGCGTCCTCGTTCGAGTGCGTCCTTAGGCCGTGGCACGTAGTCAGTGATCGTAGAGCTATACATATCTTGATTGCTCGTGTCTAGCGTGATTGTAAGACCCACGGTCGTCATGAAGTCGTCAACCTCAATGATCCAGCGCACTTGCTCTGTGTCCCACCTAGGCGTGTAAAACCGTGCTTCTGGTGCGACCACCTGCCCAAATTGTCTGCGTGCTCCTAGACCATTCAAGCGACTACTGCAACACCGATCAATTGCTCGGGATGCCGCCGCGATGTCCAAAGCTATAGCCACATCATCCGAAGCGTCTGACGCTTCAATATTGACATAGCTCTTGAAAGCCTCAACTGTGATGTAGTTCGGTTCCCACACTTTTCCTCCTCTCTATCCACAGTGGAAATCGCTGCGAAGATTATCGATCGAATTAGCTACTCGCCGGCCAAGCTCCGTAGTCGGTGGCGCACTGGAATAAGTGTTGTCCAATGTAGACAACAGCTCACACCACTTTGTGTCGCTTTCCTGGTTGACACTGTTGGCGTACCAAAGAGAGATGACCACCACCGCTAATGTTGAAATGTAAGAGACCAATATCATGTAAACAAATCTGCGTGGAATCGATGCCGATGACGATGACTTCGGTTGCGTGCTCATCAATGCCCCATTAATTTCCAGATGAGTTGCCAGATTCCAACTCCGGTAGCTGAGAGGGACGCGGCGGCAATGGTGATACGATAGCTGCTCCGCGTAAGAGCGCTATCAAGTTGGTAAGACCAGGGACTCCGGTCATTGCTGTGAAGATAGTTAGCAGGATGAAATTTACGTCGCCGGTAACTTGCTGATAACCGATTCCCGCGAGTCCGAATGTGAATAGAATTAGATCTCGTGCTATCGCTATTTTTCTTTCCGTTGGCATGTTCACGCACTGGGCTACCAATCTTTGGATAAGGAAATACGGGAGGAGCAAGGTACATAGAATATAAGTGCTCCTCCCGTGAATTCCACTCAGCTACCTAGCTACCTAATGGCACTAATGCCATCATCGGGCCACTGCCAACCATCGAACGGGCAACGCAATCCCCCATCACGGGTAGGCTGCAATGGCTCTCCGTCGTTAGGGCAGGCTCTGGGAGGCTGCGACTCAAGGGTACGTTTTACCGTTGCACGCTCGATTAGCGTACCCAAGAGCGCATACCAACTCATTCACTTACCCTTACAGGTTAGGTTGCGCCAGAAGATCTGGCCGGCGCATAACCTTGAGACCCGACATCACGTAAAACACACCACCGAGGATTGTGCCACCGACCCCCGGGTCCGCAATCGACACACTCAGCCACTGGAAACCATCCGAGAGGGAATCAGCTTCTACCTCGAATAGCACAAGCGCTTGATTAGCCGCTGGGATAATAGCGTTGGTCAAAGACAACGTAGCTGATGCGGCCTGCGTACCTTCTACCCAAGCCTCATTGCCCACAAGCGCAGCGGCGGTAGACTTGTAATAATAATCAGTGATCTTTGCCAGCGCTTGTGAAACGCCGCCAGTAGCTAGCGTGTGCTCGTTTAGCTGGATAGCTACAGTGTCCGTGCCAGCAGATGCGGCATTCTTAGAAAATACAACCCCCAATGTCTGGTAATTACGCATGTGAACCCGCTTACCGGTATTAGCACCGGCGGCAAGGTCTGCGACTGGATTGATCCCAGTCGTGAAATCAAAAACATTTCCGAGACCACGCATGTCTGTTCCTTTCTAGTTAAACGAGCAACGCGCGTGCGTCGTCATCCTCTTGCAGCCTCGTAACGAGATCAGCTTTCTTGCCGCCAGTGGCAAGATTACGAGCGGCCAACTCAGCCCTAAGCTGTTCATTGTCCAGCTCCTCGTAATTCAACTCCTCTGTAGACTCACCATCGTCCTCTGTGGACTCGTCATCGTCTACATCGGAATCATCTGCATAATCAGGAACATCCAACGTGAGAATTTCTTGACCAGTCATCACATCGTCTAATGCGTCTTGCGCATCCTCACGCGACTTGAAACCGGTTTGCAAACTCACAAGTGGGCTAGGGCTACTGACTTGACCCACTTGCACACGGAAGTCATTACCGCGCTTGGATTCTTTAACCTCCAGTACAGTACCCGTGACCATATTGTAGTAACCGTTATCTGATGTCTTAAGCCACATTTTAGATGCTCCCTTCAATCGTCACAAAACCAAGGGATGACATCAGTAAACCTAATGCCTCCTCAGCGGCCTGCTGTGTGTCAAAACGTGCCACCTGATCAGAGCCTGCCATGATGTCATAAAACGTGGAGTTGTGCGCCACATATAGTTGCGTCGCATTATCAAACTTACGATAACGCTCATCTGCAAATGATTTGTACCACATGTAATTAATCAGCCAATCCAACAAATGGCGAGAGAGTGTCTCCATTGTTCTGCGGAGTGATGGGAGCTTGGAGCCACGGCCGACCGTCAAGGCGCTCAATAACGCGGAACGCGGTGACGTCCTGGTTAAATCGGAAGTCCTCAGACTGACGAGCCGACATAGCCTGCCGGTCACCAATGAGGTAGAAACCGAAGTCAACAAAGTTGATGTCACCAGGAGTGCCGAGTGTCTTGGCCTTCTCGGAAACAATCAACGGCCTACCCAGCATCGTCATAGGCGGGTTGTCTGCTCCACTTGGGAAGTTCCCGCCACCAATCCACACAGCAGCATTGCCGGACCCCACGGTCATCGTGAGGAGCTGAGGAAGCACGTTCGGAGAAACAATCCACACTGCGCGGTCAAGCGACTGAGGAAGCATCCTGGCGTACATAGCCACGATGTCAGCCCACACCACAGTGTCGCCAGTACCAACACGATCCGGGAACACTGTAGCGCTAGCATTCAGGAAGCCGAGAGGCTCACCAACGCCACCACCAATGAAGAAAGCAATGTCCTCGAACCATGCAAGCGCCTCGGGGAAGATCTCCCCGATAAATGCCTCCATGCTGGGCTGAGCATCCCGGATCAATTCATTCGGGACCTCAGTGTAGAGAACAAGCTTGTTCGCCTTGAGCTCGATCCGACCGAATCGGGGCTTGGACTCAGTAAGGGTCGCGCCTTCCTCAGTCCAGTAACCGACAACACCACCGTACACACTGGACACATTCGACGTCGCGTCCACAGTGGGGAACGGAACTGTGAGTGAGTCCATCGGAATGACCCTGGCGCGGCTACGAACAACAGCCTTCTCAAGCGACACACGGAGCAGCTCAGCCCGGAGAACCTCCGGAATCAGGAACCCTCCGTCAGAAGGCTTAATGCTCGACATTGCATTCTTAAGCGTGCCCAGCTTGTTAGCCAGAGCATCATCCTTGAATGCGTGATCCGAGATGGAATGCAGGTATTCAGCCGCCGTGTTGAACAGGCTGTCGTGCTCGGCACCAATAGCTTTCTTGTTATAGAGCGTGTTCGGTGCAATCCGACCACGGGCATTCGGAGAGTCGAGATTCAAACGACGCGAAGCGTTCGACAGTTCCCCGTCAGAGCCCACAAGGTTCCGAAGCAAATCAATGTTGAACTTCTCCGCTTGCTCCGCTACCTGGGCAAGAACATCCGGATCGCTCTTGAGCCTTGCGCTGACAGAGTTGTTGAGAAACTCTGCCATCTTGTCCGGATCCTTAGCCAGCTTGTTCATCACGGTCTTATCCGAGAGCATCTCTTTCAAATCTTCCCCACTAGTGGGAATGACAAGAGTGTCAGCCATGGTCACTTACCTCCCAAGAAATTGGCAAATACAGCAGTCAGTTTATCCATGTCCACTGTGGAATTATGCGGCGGAGCGGGTGCCTTCTTACGCCCCGCATGCTTGAAACCTCTGGCGGCAATGGAATGTTTACGCCCCATGAGATCCTCTACAGGCTTCTCTTCCTCTGGGTCCTCTGTGGACTCGTCATCATCATCGCCATCTTCCTCCGGAGCGGGCTCCTCTTCCTCCTCGGGATCTTCCTCCGGGTTTGGGTCTGCATTCTTGGTTCGGGTGTAGACCTCATCCGCTAAACCAAGCTCTACTGCCTCTTCTGAGAACATCCAAGTCTCAGCAAGCATGAGACCCCGAAGGTCCGCAGGATCGCCGCCTGAGCGTTCGGCATAGATGGACGCGATGTTGTCCGACTGCCTGTCCAAGAAATCAGCAAATGCCCGTAGCTCAGCAGCATTCCCTAATTCAATTCCAGACGCATCGTGAATCATCATCTGTGCGCCGACCATCATCGTGATTTTATCGCCGGCCATAGCAATCACACTCGCGGCACTGGCCGCCAGTGCATCAACGAACACATTGATGGTCGCCGAATGCGTGACTAACGCGTTGTAAATTGCGATAGCCTCAAATACGGCACCACCCGGTGAGTTGATTCGCACATTAATCGTGCTAGCGCTGATATCATTTAGCTGAGTGATCATGCCCTCGGCCGAAATACCGCCACCAAAGAATTCTGTCATCCACTGCGGCATGATCTCGTCATAAATATAGATGTCCGCAGTATCACCGTCAGCCGAATTACTAATCCTGAACCAATCCAACTTAGCGTTGGCCAGTTGAGTTGCTAGTTCCGGGTTCTTGGCCTTGACCTTGTTTGCAATGCGTCGCTGCTGCTGTTGCAAAGCTTGGAACTGCCCATGTTTCATTAGCTTTCCCCTCCTCCCACTTTCTCATTTTCTGTGTCTAATTCCTTATTAACCGAGCCTGCTACTGGGATGCCCACATAGCGCATCTGTGGAAGGCCCATTACGTCCGCCACGTCGTCAGGGTGGTACCCGCTCAAGATTAGATTGCGGGCACTGGACGTCTGACTGTTGCGCGCTCTGTCCGCTGCCTCATGGTTGATGGGTGTCGGGTCGTCGTGATCTAATTCGAGTGCTTTACCATTCGCAAACTGTGGGAGGAGGTACGCATTAGCTGCATCCTTCCAACGGGACAGTCGCGGGATCGTGTGGTTCTCCGCCAGGATCTCTTTACCTGCATCTGAGTTGGCCCGGTTGACATCGTCTACCGTACCGAGCATGGGCTTAGGGAATGCGAATGCTTCACGAATCAATTCACGTGGCAAGTTCCTCAGCTCAACGAATTGCATATCCGTCATGCTGAATTTGGTATCTTGCCACTCCGCATTCTCCAGTACAGCTACACGGTGTGCATTAGCTACGCCCCGGTGCTGTGCGTTCCACCGTTTGTTGAACACTTCCCATTCAGGATCCGTCATTCGGTAATTGACTTTAATAACCCCGCCGGGTTGAGCGCCATTGATAAAGAAGTTACGATTCCATTCGGCGCTGTACTTAGCCGCGTCAATGTCATGTAGCAGCGTCTGAACTGGCCCCATGCCACGATACGGATCACCCGGGTTTGGGTACTTAATGTGAATGACCTGGTCTAGCGACAGCGGCACCTCTTCCCCGTACGGTCCAATGTAGACGTAACCAATGAGGAATTTCTCAGGGTGCTTGACCGGCCGAATTCTGTCAGGACGAACTGGCCACATTTCAATGATTGTGTTACCGATCTTATAAAGCACGATAACGGTTTCACCCACAAGATCGAGATGCTGCTGGCAGCACTCCCGAAAAAACCGACCGGTATAGAAGTAATTCGGCCTGTCCCACACCGTCATAAATCCGTGGTTCAAAACCTCGGTGCGCTTTTTCTTATCACGCACTGACGTCTTGCGGTACAAATGCCACTCAGTTGATGCGAACGCATTCGCTAGCTGCGTGACAATGGCAAACAGCGTGCCGACAGAGCCAAAAGCTTCATAAGCTTTGTCGCCAATAGGGAGCGAACCGTCTTTCTGCGAGAAAATCCCACCACTAGACACAACATCCCCGAGCGGAATCATTCCCTGATTTTGGGGTTGTGACGGGCTAGCTAGACGTGTGTTGCTCACCGTCCTTAGTGCTTTACTAATCAAGTCTTCCATTAGGACTTACCGCCTATTCGCCATCAATGGGTCCACCGTCGCTTTGGGACTGTCTGCGGTTTGAGTCGAGAGCCACGACAAAACGAAGAATGAGAGCCCGGCAACGATCAATCCAGCCGTCATACTGACGGTAAACCCTGCAAATGTCAAACAGCCGAATCCCGCGAGATGCGCTATTAGCCTAATAGTAGTTAGTACCCATGTATGTGCACGAGTGGCTACATTAGACTTAGCTTCCTTACGCTTAGTGATAGCCTTACCTAACTTAAATACCAAGAATTGGCTAATGCTTGGATTGTCTAAAGTGGTCACGGTCAGTCAGCTCCTCTGTGGTTCTGCGGTTCTGTGGCTACATAGCGATTTCGGTATATCGAGCATTCCCTCTGAGGTCGTGGTAAGCCGTATCATAGCGGTCGGTGTCCATACCGTGGTCATCCCGCTTCACTGGCTCATCCTGAACACGCCCGTCTTTGGACACCTTCCACACGTACGCGGGATATTCGTCCGCAGTGCACGTAGGCAGCAACTTGTCTACTAAGGACTGATCACGCTCTACTAAGGAATCACGCATAAGGAAAAACTTATCTTCCTTGATTCTTTGCTTATGTGCGTTGATTCCTTCGTAAACATTCTTGATAGCTGGTTGAGTACCCAACCCCGTCTCATGCTCGAACGTCCGTCGCCCCTCGGCATCGTGATCACAAATGATGGCAGTCGGTAGCGGCTCTATCCACTTGCGACTAGTGTTGGTGCGATGCACTTTGTTGATGTGATCGTACCATTCCCGAGTTGTCTCGGGCGCGACAATGTCCATAATGGTCTTGGCATGCTCAGCCACTGTCCTTTGTGTATGGTAGATCTCACGATACATGTAAATAGTTTCTGTCTCGGGATCTTGGGCATAGCACTTCAGTACAAATGGGTTTGTGAACCCAAAGTCAATACACCAATACCTAGGCCAGTCTTGCGGGAACGGGAGTTTATTGTCATCGTCGTCATATTCCCAGTCGAGAATGTGGTGGTATGCGTCGAATTCCTCATAGACAACTCCATCGGCACTAACCCACAACCCTAGTCGCAGGCGCTTGTGCCGCACCCCTGTGAGCTTATCTAGAATCCCGGTGATGTACTTGTCGCCTTGCTCAGTGAGTGTGCCGTCCTCATTGAACAGTCGCGGGTTGTCCTCGTGTCTTGATTCAATTAAACGTGTGGTGCCGTCATTGGCCCTTAGCTTAAGCCAGTGTTTATCGCCCGCTGGGTTGCAGTCCATCAACAACTGCTGAAATGAAATACGCCAGTTCCTAAGGCGGGTTTTGATCAGTTCAAGGTCATCTAACGTGATCTCGGTAGCTTCCTGAACATACACAATGTCGTAGTCGGAAGACATAATGCGTGTTGGTTTGTCCAGACCACCAATGGTCACAGTGGAACCGTTCTTAAATCGATACTGTGGTGCTTCCTCTTGTGACCCTCCATAGTAGACAACCGTGCCCGTCTCTAATGCTTCCTTGATTACGTGGTTTCGCCACGTGACCAGGGCAGTGGACCCTAAGCTAGAGAGCGTCTTACGGCAGAAGAGTGCTCGCACGTTGGGTGTGGCCAGGCATACCGCGAATATCTTTTCTAGGCAGGCTCGTGACTTCCCCGTGCCCGCCGGGCCCGAGACCAGCACTTCTGGCTCTCTGGCTTCAAAGATCTTCTTACAACCACCACGGGGTTTGTATTCGTGAACCCGCTTAGTGCCCGTGGCCTTTCGCTTATTCTTTAATGAATTAACCATGATCATCCTTACTTAAGATCACCGATGTCTACTCCCTGCATGTCTACACTAAGAGAGTCAATGCCGCTCTCACCCGATCCTCTGTGGAGCAACTGACCTAACTCATTAGCTGCGGCTACCATATAGAAGCGTAGTTCTCTTAGGACAGTGGCGTCTGTGGTGCCGTCCTTGGCAGCCTCATATAGCTTATCTGCCACGACTTGGTAGCGACTAAGCCTCTCTACCTTCTTACCTATCCAAAGGTCGCTCAGTTGGCTTGGGGTAACAGCATTGGTATCTTCCTCACTAGCCTTGGCCTCCTCTCTTACTCTCACTAGTAATGCTTTGTTCTCTTCTACAAAGGACTGTAGCTCTGGGATAGTGAGGCCGTACCACCCGGCGAGTTGCTTAGTGGTGCCTTCCCTAGTAGCTATCGCATTGATAAGCAATTGCTCGTCCGCTGGTGTGAGGTCATCCATAAACGGAAGAGCATAGCACCCCCATTCCTTATTGGATTGAAACCACGTCAAAGATACCACCGAAGGGTTTTTCAGCCGTTGGGTCGTGGTGCCCTTCTCAGCGTTTTTCCCGGCAGGTCGGGCCGATG